AGCATGATTGATAAAGACGCTAGATTATCAATTCGCCTAACGGCAGAAGCTAAGCAGAACTTGGATACCTATTGCCGATTCACAGGACAAAAGCCTGCTGAAGTGGTACGGGCAGGAATAGCCCAAATTATGGCACCATATTTCGGTCAGATTATGTCTGCCCCAAGAGAGCCGATTGTACAGCAAATTGTACAACCAACTTCGAATCGCTTGGAGGTAGATGATTCTGAGAGAACTGCATACACCCAAGCATTCATTGGTGCAGTACAGAATTGTAAGTTCCCGCCTAGAATCGCCAAGGCAATCAAGGAGAATTGGGAAGCAATTCAAGAATCGCAAATCCCTGCTGAAATACTTGCTGAAGCGTATGGGGATTATTGCAAAGCAGAGAAATCTGCAGGCAGGGAGTTCTGCCACCCCAACTCATGGATAACGAACCATGGTTGGTTAAACGAAAACTATGACGAGGGAACTGGAGGTCCCATTTATGATACGGATAGATAACAACAGAGCACTAGAAATATTTGGAGCAGAAGTGGAAGAAGATACAGACGCAGAAAGAGGATTCCTTTCGGTCACAAAGTGGCCTGAGGATATAGAAGCATTCAGTTTAGAGATTTGGAATTATGCCTTAGAGCAGGGAATTAATGAGGAGCACTTTACTAATAAGTCGCACAGGGAGTGGTTCATCGCATGCAAGCAAGCAGATGCTGAAGACGAATTTGGCATGTTTGGGGCATATAAGCGGATTGCTGGAGGAAGACAGGCGTGGGACATAGAAAATCCTGATTGGAACAGCAGGGTGCTTGATGCCTGCGAAACAAGTCTAAGGGGTAAAGATTTTGTCGACCGATTAGTAAGGGCAAAGAAATTTCGGGAACTAAACAAACTAACTAGGCATATTCAAGAAGAACTGATGGATGCAAATGGTGCTACCGACCCGAAGCAAATCTGCATCATGATTGATAATAAAATTAATCAGCTGATGGACTTGAAGGAGCGCACCATGCGTTCGGCACAGGAACTCACCGAATACACCGCCCTGCGAATTGAGGAAGAAAGAAAGCAAGGAGGGGCATCCATTGTAACACATTTGCCTTGGCTAAATGGAGTGTTGGATGGTGGGTTTCGTGCCGGACAATTGGTAATTGTGGCAGCCCGTCCATCGGTGGGGAAAACAACCCTAGCAATGAACTTTGCATATCATGCAGGGAAAAAGGGTAAAACAACCGCCATCTTTTCACTTGAGATGTCTGCTGACCAATTATGGAAAAAAATCGCAGCCATAGATTCAGGAGTAGACTTATCTAAGTTTGCATCAGGATTCGACACTGAGGCAGACAGGGAGCTTCTAAAGAGTGGACTAAGCAATATAGCTAAGTTGCCAATCTATGTGGATGATGACTCCTCCCAAAGCATCGCAAGAGTCAGGTCAGCATGTAAGCTAATAAAGCGTCGAGGCTCCCTTGATGCAGTAGTAGTTGATTATGTTGGATTGCTAACTCCTGATGACAAAGGGATGCCAAGAGAGCAACAGGTAGCTCACATATCTCGTACATGTAAGATAATCGCCAAAGAATTAGAATGCGTAGTCTTTCTCGTCTGTCAGTTAAATCGTGAATCTGAGAAGTCCAAGACAGAACCAGGAATGCACAACCTTCGTGAATCGGGTGCGATTGAGCAGGATGCAGATTCTGTAATTTTACTTCATAGAGAAATACTAGGAGATGACCCTGAGAAATGTGCAGTCATTGTAGCGAAGAATAGATTCGGACGCTCAGGACACTCTAGGGACAAGATAAAATTTGACCGTAAGACTCAGCGATTTGTTGAGCAGGTTCAACCAAGACTCAATGGGGGTGATGCAAAACCTGCAACACAATCCGACTTCATTGAGAAAACTCAAAACAGGATATAACGATATGCTAGGAACAGCCGAAGTAACCATGCTCGGACGAGTAGTCGCTGACCCAGAGGTAACCAATACCTCAGGTGGACAAGTGATGAAACTCCGAGTTGCAGTAAATGAACGCCGGAAGAACGGGGAGCACGCGTCCTTCTATAATGTGGATGTTTGGAATGAGAAAAACCAAGCAGCACTATCTAAGGTAAAAAAGGGGGAACCCTTGCTTATCTTCGCATCCATGAGTACTGAGCAGTACGAAGGAAAGAGCGGAGACAAAATTACCGCCACTCGCTTAAGAATGGAGAAATTCCGCTTTGTGGGTGGTTCTAAGGATTCATCTGAGGAAGAACCTTACTGATGCCAAGGACCCCTGAAAAGTCGAATTTCGACCTCGACCTCGAATTTGGTGGCGAACTGGAAAAACAGTTATGTCGCATCTTCGAGGGAGAGGGGTCCGTGGAAGTCAAGGCGGATAGGATGTGGAGCAAGAAAGGAAACCTTGTATTTGAATATATGCGAGTAGACCACAACTCTCCTGATGGATTTGTAAGGACAGGATTACTAATCACTAAGGCTACTTGGTGGTGTAATGTTCTGACTAAAGAATGTGTGATAAGTGACCCTGATGAGCCAGTAAGAACAAAGTGGCGAACACAGGGTATGAGGATTTGGCCTGTTGAACAACTCAGGTTTATGCTGATGCATTTGCTTGCTCAAGGCAGGGCATGGGTTGTTGGTGGAGGAGATGGCGGTAGGACGCGAATGATATGCGTACCACTCGATTGCTTGTGTGAAACAAAACTATTCGACTACGAGGTCGACAGGAACATCGCAAGGAGGAGAAGGCAATTCATGGAAGAGGACTTCTCGGCAAAGGATGAGCTAGAAGTACACAACATTTTAAAATATGAGTTCTGCGCATAAACGAATAGTAGGATTGGCGGGCCCCAAGGGTGTGGGGAAATCAACTTTTGCTAATCAATTGGTCTTTGAATACTACCAAGAGGGATTAGATTCAATGGTGCGGGTAATGAGTTTTGCTACCCCACTCAAAGAGATGCTCGGATGCATCGTTCACGAAGACTATATCAAGCATGATAAGGAAAGAATAATCCCTCACTTGGGTGTGTCCGCAAGGCACTGCCTCCAGACATTGGGTACGGAGTGGGGAAGAAATACTATTTCCAATGATATATGGGTAAATCTAGCTAGGCATAGGATAGAAGAATCAGATTCTCAGATTTTCATAATTGATGATGTGAGGTTCGATAACGAAGCAAGAATGATTTTAGACCTAGGCGGTGAGGTGTGGAACCTTTCTCGGGATGGTGTTGGTGGTCAGGATGGTCACATATCAGAAGCAGGGATAAGCAAAGAACTAATTACCAAGGAGGTAAACTTGAATGAAAAGGCGGCAACCATTGAAGAGGAAGACTCCCCTGCGAAGGGTAAGTCAAAAAAGAGCAAAGGAGGCAAAGGAATACATGAAGCTAAGAAAGGAGTTTCTTGAGAAGCTCCCAATCTGTGAAGTGTGTACCAAGAGAAAATCAACCGATGTTCACCATAAGGACAAGAGAGGAAAGAACTATTTAGAAGTAGATACCTGGTTAAGTGTGTGTCGCAAATGCCACACAAATATTCACGAAAACCCATCATGGGCTAGAGCAAACAATTATTTAATATGACAGAAGAAACAAAACCCACCAAAAACGATAACGCACTTGCGGATGAAATTCTCCGCACAGTCCTTCAGCACGGGGACAAAGATGAGAAAGTAAAGCTTAGTGACGCACTTGGTGCTCTTTGCTTTGCTGGTCTTGAGATTTATTTTGCCTCTCGATTCGCCTCTCAAAGTCCCGAGCAGCCCGAAGGTGACGACAAGAGCGAAAAGGACGCTGACCAAGCTTCAGCTTAGGACCAAGATTAAAGTGCCAATATTCACAGCTACACTCCCCGAAACCATCATATTCGTCGAGGTCAGCTAAATGAATATTGTCAGAGTTGCTTAGACTCGTCACTAAATAGCGGCGAGCTTCTAAGTGCTCTATGTTCACTTATTTCGCTTCAGAGAGGACTTGCTTAAGCTTTATCAGCTTATTGAGAAGAACTTCTTTCTCATTCACGAGTTTCTTTTCGCGATTAAGAATATACTCATAGTCTGCTTTGAGTATGTTCTGCTCTGCTTGCAGTTCCTTTTTGAGACGATTGTTATTACTTATATTTTCCATCCGAAATTATCTCCAAATTCTTTTTTTCCCCAGCAGTTGTTTTCTTTAACCAAAGCAAGGTACGGGGCATAGCATCCACACCCCATTGATAAGTTTTCCTGCGGGCGACATCGTTTGCTCGTCACATCATATATCGGGCACGCCATACATGCTTTCATCCTCGCCCTCCAAATCGGACGAGTTACCTGTCCATTAAAGAGCAAGCGTAAGCTTGCTCGAATTATTTTTATCCATTCAGGTAGGCGAACATTGCCACCATACAATATCTTTATCCACTGAGAGAATCTTTTCCGTGAAATCATGCTGTACGATTGACTACACCGGAAAGGAAGTTTCCTTGCATAGCTAACATATTCTTTAGCTCCTCGAGCTCTTCTTCCGCATCATCCTCGGATTTTGCTGGCTCCATAGGCACATAAGCTGCCACAGGTGCTCCACCAACCTGCTGAGCGGGTACTGCCATACTTGTTGGGCCACCCCCTGCGGCTGCTCCTACATTAACAGGGATTGCAATAGGTTGTGCCTTAGTTGTGGGGACATAAGGATTATACTGTGGATTCTGTGCTGCTTGAGCAGGTGTTTGATTGGTTCCTGGCATTGGACCACCATCATTACCTGTTATCTTATTATAAACATCAATTGCTTGCCCTGCCCCTACCCCAAGTTTAGTAATTGGGCCAAGTACTGGGTCTACCTTGGCTTTCATGTTACCTAGGAATCCTTCTACTCCACCAGCGGGTGCTCCACCACCACCACCACCACCCAATACTGAGGCTAATCCCTGTTGACCCATATTGAATGCCATATTTCCTGCAGGCACCCCTGCGCTTCCACTAACTCCTGGTGCTAGAATACCATTCATGGCAGGAACACCAGATGTAACTACTTGTGAGGGTCCCATCAAGCCACCGGGTCCTAAGAATTGTCCAGGGCCACCAAGCAATCCAAGACCAGCATTACCTTGACCAAGTGCATTTGCACCATGACCCAAAAATCCTTGTGCAGGAGCTATACCGAAGCCACCAAGATTAGGAAGAAACCCACCTAGGATTTTATCAGCACCTGTATATAGTCCACCGAGTCCTCCCATTAGACCCGAACCAAGGGAAGATGCTGCGCCCATGATGTTACCTGCACCAAGTGCTGTGGCTGCACCACCCAATCCACCACCTATCGCCCCGAGGGTTGGTCCAATGATTGGTATTGCAGAGGCTGCTGCCCCTAATCCGCCTAAAATCGTTCCTGCTGTTGGTAATACTGCTACAAATGCCATTACTTTTCTCCTGTTCTTTCTGTTATATGGTGGGTGGGTTCATGCATTATGCCCCCTTCTTCCACTTCTAAAAAATTTTTTGCTATGACTTCTTCCTCCACATCCTGCGGATTCGTCTTATCTGTCCGGTGAACTGTGTACCACACAACCTCCTCCTCGATATACATAAGCCTTTTTGTGCCTGGTTCCGTAACTCCCATCATCGGACCCTCCATTATCTCGAATCCTTTATCCGTGATTACACGACATCTTCCCGACATCAAAAAAAATGGATGTTTCTTCTTATGTATCTTTGTTGTGAAGGTCATTCCAGCGGGCAATCTTACCATTCGCACATACAGCCCGTTGATAAATTGATGCTCTAAGCCTCCATCCACAACCTGCACCCACTCGTCACCCTTCACATGCTCCCCCTGCTCCCAGTGCTTTTCCAGTTGAGACATAGCTTCTCTGACCTCAGGTCTCCCCTGAAGTGAATATCTAGTTTTCTCTGCTAGCTCAGCCACACTATTTACATTCTAAGTCCTTAAAAACCAATAGTCAATGAGTTGTTACTACTTAATTCTAGTATCACACCTTGCAAATCTAAAGCAC